TTAGATTTTGACGGCCTTACTGAAATCGAAAGGATCATTAACAGGGTTATCGTCCTTGGACTCAACACACGTTAAAATCTTAACTGAATCACCCCATGTCACTCTATAAACACAATCAGCTAAAACCTTAAAACCATACCCCATCTCTATTAGCTCCGATTGACTAAAAGTGAATAGCTTACTGTCGTTCTGACGAACCTCGATATAGATACGAACAAAAGAGTTTTGAAAATCGACAAGGTTTAAAGTGACGTCTATCCAAGCTGTCTGGCGAGAGTATCCTGTAACCAATAATTCAAAATCATTGAGAGGGCCGAAACCAGAAGACTTTTTGGCAGGTTTAACGGTTTGACCTGGGACACCGTTGGGAACTGAAACCTGTGCAGGTTCAACAGCATTGTTTGGTTCAGAATTTAGAACCGGTTCTAATTCCTTATCACTACCAGACCACGCGTAAATATTAAAAATGACACCCGCCACAAGTAACAATCCACCCATCCAAAATGGCCACCGATGCCAAATTGGTTTGATATCGTTACTCATAGCCTCAGCTACGCTACCGCTGCTTTGTGTATGAGACTGATAAAATGGAAAGAACGACTTCTTATATTTTCGCTGCTCTTCATTGACGACTTCGGTTGTTGCACCAATCCTCACTTTCTTGGTGTAAGTATTCTTACTACCGAAAGCGGTATTCTTGGCACAGTAGTAAGTCATTTCAACCATATCGCGAACATCTTTGTGAATCTTCCTAAGATTCTGAGTAAGCAAAATGATGTCTATGCCGTAGTGACCATGAAGAGAATAGAACTCAAGTATTTTGCTATCTAGCTGCTTATTTGGCAGAACCATATGAGCTTCATCAATCACAAATAGGGGACCTTTGTTATCGGCATCCCTCCAGTCGTTTATGTAGTCCTCAAGTTTTGAAAATGGTCTATCCATAGAGCCATACTGGTTTAATTGACCGTCCACAACTTCAATCAAATCCAATACGTCATTACCAAAGACTTTCTGAAAATAGGGCACATTTAAAGTCACATTGGTCACGACTTTTCGACCAGCTTTGATAGCAGGAATAATATGGAAAGCGACACTCTCATAGCTTTTCCCGCTACGTGGTCGCCCTGCAATACAGTAAATCATTACGAACCTAACCTTGTGAATGGAATCAATTGTAAAATCATGCGTAAAGCAATGGCCGATATAATCAGGCTCAAACACTGAGGTAGGCCAACCGCGCCCATGACCCAAGCCACGTTAGGTGGTATTGACTGCAAATACTGTCCGATATCAACAGGTTGAAAAGCATTGACCGCCCAAGAAAGACCAGAATTAACCGCTGACATAAACTGTTCGACAATCCAAAAAACCATGTCTTTTAGCATGTCTACTAAGCTAAGAATCAACTTATAAAGGAACTCGATGAGCTTATTAAATAAAGTTACAATCCAATCCATAACCTAACCCCCGAAGATAATCTGACGACAATAGAAAGCCGTAGACGCTAAAAAAATGAAGCGAAGGAAACCAAATATCCAATCCAAATCGATGTAGTCGTCAAAAGAGAAGTAGCCGTAGAAGGGAACAGGCAAACCGAAGTTTGGACGTTTCGCACCACTTAAATCGATGTTGCCAAAGTTAGATACGAAAGGGTCTACAACCGAGGTTTTCATAGTTTGTAATTGCGACTCTAGAACATCACTCAAATCCCCCTCATAAGCAGAATCGTAAAACCCCTGACAAGTGCCTCCTTGAATGCAAGTGCCGTCTATACCTGCTTTGGAAGCATCCACGCCTTTCAATAAATCACCAATATCAGTCATACCATTAGCCAAGCCGTCTAACTTACCGGATATTTCAGCGAGCTCTTCTCCATTATTACTGCCCTCAATGCCGTCTATTTTATCTGATAGGGCACCTATGCTTGATTCAACACCGGACAAATCAATCGTTGATGTACCAGATGAGATAGCAGCTATCTCGTTGCTAAGTTGAGTAAAGCGGCCATCCATATTGGCAAGTTTTTCGTCAACCGAACTAAGACGGCCAGCCATCGCACCAAGGCCACCCATTGTGTTATGAGCATCAACCGCAACTTCATCAAGAGTAGAGTCTATGGTCTTTAGAAGCTTCTGATTTGCATGTGCTTTTGCCGCATTGCGCAACTGATTTTTTTGCTGACTAGTCAAACCAGAACCGCCACTAGCATTATTTTCAATTGCTCTTATTACTTGATCTTTGTTGGCGTCCATATGTTCATGCACTGCATTAATTTGCTGTGGCAGACTTTTAACACTGGAATTTGTATCAGCCGTTGTTGACTTCAATTCTTGAAGAAATTGATTGTTTTGATTAATTTTCGTGTAGTTCGTACCGCTTGTTTCAGATATGCGATCATTCAGAAACGATTTAATTTGTGCAATTTGAGCACTATTATCAGCGCCACTAACATCAATACTTTCAACTGCGTGCAGTAAACCGCGAGTTTTGGTGTTTAACACCTCAGTCAATACACCGATAGAATTATTAAAGTCATTGCGTCGTACATTGCGTAAAGATGCATCACGCATTGCAGCTGCAAGAATCTGATTACTTCTGGTTAAATCACGCATTGCATAACGCATTTGATGACATTGGTCATCATCATTGTTGCAATACAAAATCTCTTGTGTACTTGTTAGTTCGTCATAGATCCCCTCAATATCGTCCGGTATCCCGTTGCCATTCTCATCAAGATGACTTAACTCACTTTCATATGGGTTAGGATCTTGACCGTTAGGAATCCCATCACCATCCCAATCCTCATGAGCGTCACCTCTGCCGTTTCCGTTCAAATCATTCATATCAACACTATCAGCACCGCAATTAAATATATCGGTATCCGCATAATTGAAACCGCCAACACAATACGCGTTAGGGTCATTTTCCTCGCCATCACAGACTAAGCTACCATCAGGCAGGATTGAGCGAGACGGTGGGGTATCTGAACAGAGCTTTAACTTCATTTGCGAGTAAGGACCTCCATAGCTCAAATCCGAAGCGTAAGCACCAGAAGCTACAAGGCCAATCAGTGATGCTAAAATCAATCTCTTCATAATAAAACCTGTAAAAAAAGAGGCCGAAGCCCCTTTATAATTAACCTTGAAAATTCTGAGCGGCTAGAAAACCAGACAAGCCACCCAATAGAGCAAATACCATAAGTATCAGGTCATGTATGGCAATCAACACGCTCAGAAACCCCCATCAGTTAAGCAGACTTAACTGCACGTTTAGCAAGGCCGATTGCCTTGTAAGCCATAGTAATTCCGATGATAGCCACACCCGCAGCACCTACTTTAGTTGCAACATCAGCGAAATCCACAGCAGCCCAAATAGCTTCCATAATTTTGTATCCTTATAAAATTTTAACTAACTTAATCACCATTTTAATGGCGTATGACATAGCGAAACCGCTGACGAAAACTAGTGAGAAAGCCCCACTAAAAACCGCAGTAGCTTCGATTGCAGAAACCTGAGTAAACCCCATCAAATATTCATAATCACTAGCAGTAATAACAATGACCCCTGTACAGGATTCAACTGACGTATCAACAAGAGCTAGAAAACCATTTTCATTTGGTAAAGCGCACTTAGGCATAACAATTCCGAATTTATTTCTTTAAAGAAGCTTCAAAATGCTTTTGGATTTCAGCATCAGTAGGAACAAGTTTGTTTACCAAAATATCGAGTGGATCATTTGGGTTTGCACCAAAGCTCAGTTCGTATTCACGGTTAGCAACAAAAGCGCGAGATTGGATAAGCTGACGTGCATAAGCCACATCAATTTTCAGTGCTTGTTTGTTGTAAGGAATATCAGTTGAGTAACCGATACCCGTTTGTTGAAACTTCTCGTTATCGACTTCTTCTACGGCACGAAGGACAGACAGCTCCGCGAACTCCATATTAGATTTAGGGAAACGCTTGATAGAGATACCAGTTATTGTAGGCATATTCTTGACTCCAAAATTTCGATTTTCTGTTTAGTGTATTCGTCAGGAATGCCTAACGAGGTTTCAAAGTTGGCGCGTCTATGATGCGTAGGAATGAGCATGCCAAAGGCTTCACCCAAATCACCCTCAGTCATAGCCACAACTTCAGATAGCGCTTTGCCACATTGGCGACGAACCCAAGCGATACGAGCAAAGAACTCAAGACCTGCTTTCTTTTTGTTGAGCTCAAGTTTCATTGGCTCAGCAGGGTCGATACTGGCCGAGAAGTCACACAGACCAGCAAAGGCCGAAGCAGGCGAGGCGAGTAGTGCCAAATCGCACTTCTTCAATTCCACTTCATTGCGGTACCAAATCACTTCAGGGTCAGCGATGTTTTGCTCAAATTTCTTGTTGTACACGCGCCAGTAGATTGCAGAGGTACGAGAGCCAACAAGAACGGCTTCCTCTGATAATTCACCGGATTGTGAAACGCGCTTATGAGGAACCATTGTGGGACCACGTCCACGAGAAGCAGTGCGAAATGCTCCCTCATAAAAACATTTCTCAGCATACTTACAGTCAAAGATTCCGGTGTAGTCATCCACGCAGAGATCTAAACGGGCTAGGCGAGTGATACCCAAAAGTGACAACCACCAATGCACCTTTTTGTGTGTGGTGAAGTCGAACAACTTAGCGCAACCCGTACCATTGATTTGTACGTAGACCGTATCGTTGTTACCACCAACACCAACCAGACCGCATTCCACCGTTCCCGTAGAATCGTAAATCACCATTGAATCTTCATAGCCATGCAAGCCACGGCCACGCATAGGAGACAGACGGAAGTTAAAGACTTTTGCCATGAACTCATCAAACCTATCGGCTAAAACCTTACGACATTTGTTACGATGTAACTCGATTGATTTCTCTATAGCTTCTGGTGAGTTAAGGCGTCCTTTGACGGTTTGTTTCTTAAACTCAGGAAACTGCATGTTGATAAAGTCTTGTTCATTCGAGTTGTCCAAGTGTCTAAGCGAACCGTACGAAAATGAAAACGCTAAGTGATCCACTTGAACCGGACGAATTTCATCATGGAACTTATGAGGCTTTTTAGATGGCATGGAACACACCCTTAACCAAAAGCTCTTGGTAGTTCTCATCGGTGATTTCGACAACCTGAAATGACACCATGCCGTAATGAGCTTCCATGAACTGAAAGAAATCTCGCGGAGTCTTGAAGAAGTTATGACCCCAAGGGAAATAGGCGTTGATACCGTGATTGGGTTCATTGTCGAAGTAGATTGAATCCATGATTAACGTTCCAAACTATAGAACGCGCAGAACTGTTCGAGTTCTTGGTCGTTATCAAACGTGAAAGTGAAAGCGTCAGAGCAGCTAGCTTGAGAACTGGCAAACGACACAGTATGAAAAAGTTCTTCGCCAATAGTCCGTTGGCCAAACTCAAGTTCGCTAGCTAAGAACTCAAAGCAGATTTCTAATGGCGAGTTATGAAGAGACACGGTCGCGTGTGTGAAATCTGGGTAGCTAGAGAAGCTAACGTGTTCAGATTTCAAAACAGAGCCGTATTCAATAGATTCAATTTGGAACATAGAAGCCACCAGAAGTAGTAAGTACGATGATTTCCGTACAGTAAATACGATAAATCTCGTAGTGGCAATACGATAAAATTCGTGTTTATGAGCTAGAATCGAGCTAGAGGAAACAAACGAGGTTTTCAAAATGTACACAAAGAAACTCATAGATGCTTATAAAGAGCACATGAATTATGTCCAATATAAGCAAGTCGCATCTGATTTAGGCATTAGTACTCAAATGCTAACGGATATTCGAAAAGACCGAGCGTTTTTAAAAGAGAATCAAGTACTTATGCTTGCTGACATTGTTGGTGAGGATAAAGAAAAGGCATTGGTTGGTCTTGCGTTAGATAAAGCAAAAACGTACGAAGCACAGACACTATGGAACAGCATTGCAAAAAAGTATAACGGGCTTGGTTTAAGAAGTATTTCAATGGCTTGCGGTGGATTAGCACTAATGGTTGCTACCCCAAATGAAGCCCTAGCCAACTGCGTATTATGTATATTATGTTAAATGGTGTTTGGTATTTATAAGGCAGGTATCTTTGTGCGATGCCCTGCCTCTTGTTTATCTACCAAATCGATGTTCTATTTAACAGTAAGGCTATTTACCATAAAATACCTAATAAACATATTTCCTAATCTTCGATTAAGAATACGTTTATTAGACTTCAAGCATTAATCGATCAATTGCTTCTGTGATCTCTTTAGTTCTTACTGGCTTGGTCACGAAATCATTCATGCCGACATCTAAGCACGAACATTTGTCTTCTACTGATGTGTGTGCTGTTAGCGCAACGATTGGTGTTTTGATGTTTGCGTCTCTCATGTATTTGGTTGTGGTTAATCCATCCATGACCGGCATCGACACATCCATTAAGATAATGTCTATTGATTCGTTGCCTCTTTCAATAAAGCCAATCGCTTCTTCACCATTACTTGCGATGAAAACCTCGTGGCCTTGTCTTGTAAGGATTAACTTTATCACCATTTGATTCGTTGGATTGTCTTCGACAACTAACACTGAATAACGGCTTCTTAACTCTCGTGAAGATTCGTCTTCTTTGTTAGCCAAATTATTCGTAACTCTAGTAAGCACTGGCAACTGTACTTCGAATTTGGAGCCTTTTCCAGGCTCACTCTTTACCGATATGCGCCCGCGCATCAGTTCAACCAGTCTTTTAGTGATGGCCAAGCCTAAACCTGTGCCACCAAATCTACGTGTGATTGTGCTATCAGCTTGCACAAATGGACTGAACAGCGACGAAAGTTGTTGCGAGCTAATGCCAATCCCTGTGTCTTCCACCGTTATATAGAAAGAGCTCTGCTGGTACTTTATAGAAACATGGACATGCCCACGCTCAGTGAACTTAATCGCGTTACCGATCAAATTAAATAGGATCTGTGCCAAGCGACTTGGGTCGATGTAATGAAGTTCACCTTCAGGGATATCGCTAGTTACTGTTAGCGGCAAACCTTTATCGTCTGCTGTCTTCTTTTGTTCAGATAATACAAAAGTTACAGTGTCTCTTACGTTGCTCCATCGAGGAGCCAACGAGAAACACCCAGATTCAATCTTAGAAAAATCCAATACGTCACTGATAATTGCCAGCAATAGCTCAGATGATGTGCTCATATTAAGCAGTATAGACTGTTGTTCTTCGTTCAATGATGTGGATTTTAGGGCGTCTATTAGGCCAATTATGGCATTTAGCGGTGTTCTTAATTCATGACTCATCATCGCGAGGAATTCAGACTTGGCCTTGTTGGCTCTTTCTGCGTCTTTTCTTGCTGTGACAAGCTCTGCGGTACGTTCTCGAACGGTTGCTTCAAGCTTTTCTTTGTTCTCAATATCGAAAACAGCACGCTCTATCAACGGTCGAAAACGGTTTAGTGTGGCCTTAGTTTCAATACTAAAGTGCTTGGTATTCGAGTGGATAAAGATGATGACGGATTGTGTTAGTCCGCTATCGATACCAGTAATTAGAACAGAGTTGATTTGATCGAGGATAATGGGATGTAAGGAATTGAATTCACCCAGAGACTTGGGTTCAAAAAGGATGGCGCATTCTCCATTGATCACTCGAGATAACTTGCCACAATCACTCCAATTCATCTGTTCGAAGACTTTGTTATTGCTTAGCAGGGTTTTGAAACTGCCTTCGTTCCCTACCCTTGATACCACGATAAAGTCATCAAACTTAATGTATTTTTTGAGCACGAACTCGAGACTGGAGAATATCTCAGATATGTTACTTGCCTTACTGATCGCAGAGATGGTTGATAAGATCACCCTGTTCTCTTCAGCCAGCTTTCGCTCACGGGCTTTTAGTTTTTGCAGTTCAATACGTGCTTCTTGCAGCGCTTCTTGACCTTCAGAACCCATTACTTTTTCAACCTATAAAACGTTGCAGACGATACCATTAAATTCCCGTGTGCATTCTCGCCACCAGAGAGCCTGCCTTGTTCACCAAACGTAAATGGACATATGTATGGGAGCCCATTAAGTGCTTGATTTATTTGGTCACAAACCTCATCCATATCTTGTTTAAGGTTCAACATTGAGCCTGCACAAAAGATATTGATCGCCCCTAGTTTCTCTTCAAGATCCATGTCGTTGTAGTATGAGGAGTGAATGATATTCGCGGCGCGGCTAATCAACTGCTGCTTAGACCCTTGCATCAGGTAGATGGTGTCGCCTTCACTGATGTCTGTGAACAGCTCAATCCCATTACACTCCGTCTCTCTGATCGAATGAGACAATTTGAAATATGGGTAATCGTAAGAAGAGCCGACTTTCCTGCCTAATGGGTAGACTGACGACTTTTCGAATATGTAGCCATCATCACTGCCATCTAAGTGGAAATTAGTCCATTCGTTGTAAACGGTGACGGCTGGCCTGTGGTCTATCTCCAACAAAATTCGGTTTCTTACTTTGGTCACGGTGCCTGAATACCGCGTAGGCGTATGACCCGCGCTGAAAGAGGAATAGATGGACTGAGACGCAAACACTACCGTTAAAGACACACCATTTATAGACAGCGACTCTTCGGTGAAGATACTCCAATTTCCGGAAACCTGGTTGTCTGCAGCACTGCCACCAATAATTGGCACTTCAGTACCAAATTTCTTATCGATAGCCGCCATCACCTTTTCTTCGTTACCCGGTGTGGAATGCAGCAAGATAAGATCAGGAATTTCACCTTCTCGGTTGGCGTTCTTGAGTGCTTTGTCTATCGCGCTGAAGGTACTGCGGTCTATGGAGTCGCTGAAATGTTCGATTCCCGTACCATAGGCGTTGATCCCCGAGTCATAAATAATGAGGACGCCAATGACTGGACCAGAATGAAAACCAGTTTCGGTCATAATGCCGTGACAAGTAGTACAGCCATGTATGGGAGTGTTCGGGAGAGCATCTACGAAATATCTCTGCACAGCGAGTGTCGAATACTCTTCTGTGCAGTAGCAA